GCGGGCCAGCAGGGCGAGCAGGATAGCGTTGCAGGCCGACATGCCCGTCGCCATGTCGACAATCGGCGGACCGGTCCGCACCGGAGGGCCGTCCGGAAAGCCGTTCAGCGACATGAAGCCGCTTTCCGCCTGCGTGATCGGATCAAAGCCGGGACGCGAGGCAAAGGGTCCTTTGCGGCCGTAGGCCGATATCGCGCAATACACCAGTCGTGGATTGGTCGGCGCGACCGAGGCATAATCCAGGCCGAATTTTTCCATCACGCTGGCGGAGAAGTTTTCGACCACGACGTCGGCGCGCGAGATCAGCTCACGAGCCACCTCGCGCGCCTCCGGCACCGCAAGGTCCAGGGCAATGCCGCGCTTGTTGCGGTTCAAGCTGAGATAGGCGGCGCTTTCTCCTCCGATCTCGGCATGCTCGTAGGCGCGCGTGTCATCGCCACCATCCGGATTCTCGATCTTGATCACCTTTGCACCGAAGTCGGCCAAAGTCTGTGTGCAGGCAGGTCCCGCCACAACGCGTGTGAAGTCGATGACCAATAGACCATCCAGCGCCGTTGGCGCGTCCTTCGGTCTTGGCGGATGATCGGGCAGTGGCATTTTTGACATGTTTTGGCGTTTCCCCGTGCTTTTGATGCACAAGGAGACTTTACGTTCGATTTCGGGCGGACGACAAGGGCAGCAAGCTCTGCGAGCCCTGTGGCTTGGGGCGAGAGCCCTTCGCCAGCTGCAAGGCTTGGACAGCGCCGCCCGAGAAAAACGAAAAGTAGCCCGGCGGCGCTTGGCCACCGGGCGGGAAAAACTGGACAGGCTTTGCCAAAGATCTACCTAGCAGGCCTGTCCTCCAATCGACCTGCACCAATAGAGTGTGTTGGGCCAGCCCCAAGGCGATATCGGCCGATAGAGCCGATATCCGGCCCTGATAAAGTTATTCGCCGAGCTAACATTGTCTGTCGTGTCGGAGACGATGCTATGCCAGCCGCTCCTTCGCGCACGGCGTTCCGCCGCTCGCATCAAGCGCAACTGCAACGATCGACCCCAATGTTCGCTGACCACGCCGACCCGGCACAGGTACCCGGCATTCGGCGCCTCAGTCGATTGCACCAATCCCGCAAAAGCCACCGGCACGCTGCCGCGAAAGGCGAGCCACCAATGGCCCTCGTCAAACGACGGCACCGGCGCGCGATCAAGAAACGTAGCGTGATGAAGCTCGTCGAGAACCTCCGCAATTTCCTCGTCCTGTGAATCGACCTCGCGGATTCGGTACATGGCCACGTTCTTCAAGCAGGCTTCTCCTCTACCGTGATCGCGCCCGTCAGGCGAAAGCCCGACAGGTTATTTTCCGAGCACAACCTTGACGCCGAGCCATACCGCACCGAGGAAACCCGCAACGATGACGGTGATGACGGCCTTGAAGGTATAGCTTTGCGCCTGCTCGACGCTTTTCCGCCAACGCCGGAGATGCTGGAAATCGGCCCGCAGCTCCTTGCGATCCTCGTCCTCGATCCCAAATGAGGTGAGGATCGTCGCGATCGCCCGCAGTACAATGGCATCGATATCGTCGCGCTGCAGCCGCTGTTGTTCGGCCAATGTCTCGGCCACGATGGTCCTGATGTCTTCTTCGCGCATCGGGCTCATCGCTTGATGATTCTCGCGACGTTCTCGAAGCCGCGCTTGGCGAAGTAAAAGGACACCACGAGGTTGGATGTGATCGCCGCAAAACCCGCCAGCGGATCCGTGCTCCCGAGTCCGAAGACCTTATCGAAGATCAGCAATTTTCCGAAGTAGACGGCCACGAAATAGCCCATCAGCTTGTCGGGCTCATACCAGTGACCGATCTCGGCGGTTCTATACTGCAGGATCGCGTTCGTTTCCGAGACCTGAGCGGCGATTTCGGTCGCCGCAAGATCGGCTGCGATCTTGGCATCCACGTTGCCGGCCTTGAGCTTGGCATTGTAAGCGTCGATCAAACCCTTGATGACTGGGCCGCCAAGAAAACTTAAGATCGCCATCCACATGTCAGCCTGCCTTTCGCAGCGACCTCAAGCGGGCCAGGATCGTGATGACGGAGATGCCGAGCAGGATGCGTCCGGCCACTCTGGTGTCGCCGATCGCATTGTTGATCTGCTCCCTGAGATTGGGATCTCCGAGTGCATCGCCGATATTGTCGATGGCGGTCATCATGGCGCCGGTGATCGCGAGGACGTAGCCCCAGGCGACCGTCAAGGAATGAAGGCAGATTGCCTTGAATTTGCCAAGCATCAGAGCGCAGCCCTCAACGCCGCCGCCCTGCTCTCGAGTGCCTTGGCGTAGGCTTCTGCGCCGCTGACGGTTTGCGCAATTCTGTCCTTGGAGAACCAGCACGCCGCAAAGCCTGCCGCAAACATGATGAGATCGAAGAAAGTCCACATGGTTCATCTCCTTCTGAAGAGGGCTGCGAGGATGGAAGCAATGAACGCGCCGATCGAGCCTTTCGACGGGTTCTTCAACGAGGGGCGAGTTGGTCTCGATTGACGCGGCGGCGCGGGCGCTTGTTTCGCATCCGACGCGACGGAGGTGGATGGCTGCGATGCAGGCGCCGCACTCGAATCCAGGGCCGCCATGGCCTTGAGCAGGCCGGCGCAGCCAAGCTGGCTGTCGATCGCGTTGGGATCGTAGACGCCATCGCGCACAAACTTTCCCGATCTGTATTGATCGGTGCCTGACCAGAGATATGGCGAGGGCTGGCCGCGCGCGGCATAGCCGAGGCCGTTATATTCCTCGAGCTTTGTCAGAGCCGGACCGATCGACCAGTCCCTGTTCCGCGCCGCATAAGGCGCGCAGTCGACGAGCGCATCCACCGCCGCCGCCTCCCAGGACATGAAGGGACCCCGACCGGCCGGAACATGCACTGAAGTCCGATTCCAGGGATCGCCCTGCGCCAGCGACCTCGTCCAGTCCTGCGAGCACTCCCGCTCGTGGATGACGGCAATCGCCGCCCAGGGGACTCCGGTCCTGGCCGAGACGGCTTTGTAGCGAGCCTTGGCAGTCGGAGAGACAAGGCGCCTGGCAACGGCGCCAAAATCTCGCGTAAGTCGGGCATTTTCCCAGCGCGCGGCATTCGCCGCGGCAAGGGCGTTGAGGTCGGTCATGGCTGTCTCGATGAAGGGGGTGAGGAAAATGCGGCTGCCGAAAGACTGCGGCCGTTCATTTTGAAGGGCCTCAAGAGTTACTTCTTGAGGTCGCGCGCAGGTTGCATGTAGATTGGAAAAGGCGACGCTTGAAAAAAAGCGGGATCTCATCAACAGTGTTTGGGCTTCTAATGAAAAACAAGAATATCGTATTCGGAGCTACTGGAATGGTCGGCGGCTTTATTGCCGATCATCTAACTCAAGAGAAGGAAGAGGTCGTCGCCGTCTCGCGATCGCCGCGCGGGCCGGGGCGCGTAGATTGGATAATGGGCGACATGACAAGGCCCGAGACAATCAATCTACCGAAGGCGGATTGCGTGTTCTGTGCAGCAAATGCCCGAGTGTTTGCAAGAGCAATCCACCAAATCCTGCGAGCAGCCCCTCGCCGTGTTCTAGTGATCAGCTCGACCAGTATCTTTTCAAAAATAGATTCAGACGATGAGGCCGAGCGCAAGTCGATTTCCGAGCTGGTAGAAGCGGAACAATCGATTATCCAAGCATGCGAAGCCAACGGTACGGAATGGACGATCTTGCGCCCCACCTTGATCTATCTAGAAGGCCGCGACCGTAATATTACCCAAATCGCTAAGCTCGTCCGCAAACTGCGCTTTATGCCGTTATACGGGCAGGCAGGTGGCTTAAGGCAGCCGGTTCACGCCGAGGATTTGGCCCTCGGTGCAGTTCGAGCTGCACGCGCCACCAAGGCTGCAAACATGGCCTATTGCACAAGTGGGGTTGAAACTATCCCATACCGCGAAATGGTCGGTCGAATTTTCGATAGCATGAGAATGCCACGTCGGCTTGTCTCTTTTCCACCATTCCTTTGGGAGGCCGCATTCGCAGCGGCGAGGCCGTTCTATCCGTGGGTTACAACGGCCATGGGCCAGCGCATGGAGAAAGACCTGGCCTTCGATTCGTCCGCAGCTAAAACAGATTTCGGATGGGAGTGCCGCCCCTTTGCGCCATCCTTTTAGATGATGCGAAGGATGTAGTTGCAAAGAATAGTTGGCTGCAGATTGTCATGCGCTGCGCCGCCGCCTTGTGCAGCATTCGTCAAGGTAATCCCGGTTCCCGAGACACCGGTAAAGTTTCCGCTCGCGCCTGACGAACCAGGTGTGCCGCCGCCGCCCATCTGCCCCGGGGCGTAGTTAGGTTGAGTATAGCTATGGGAATGACCGGGGTCGCTCAGCGAGTTTGCATGCGTATGTGACGGAATTTCTGCAACTGACAGCGTATGCGTGTCGGAGCCACCGGCCCCCCCGAGCATATTCCGCGAGCCCGACAAACTTCCGCTCGCGAGCCGATTTGCCGCCGTCCCTCCCATATTGTCGAGATAAGCCGCCACGCGTCCCCGCAGATCAGGCAAATTAAACGTCGTCGATCCATCCCCGCCGCCGTAAGTCGTACCGAACAGCGTAAACAGCGTCGCATATGCTGCCCGCGAAATCGCCTGCCCGTATGGGAACGCGAAACAGCTATTTGGAGCGCTCGGCGCCCAATAGTCAACGCCGCTGCCGAGCGGGATGTTGT